TCCCTGAACCTAGCCCAGAACGCAGCCGCCTCCCTGCAAGCGGCCCACCATTCGGGGCTGCCGGGTTCCACATTTACTTAACTGCCTTGCGTTCGCTCCAGGCGGCAGCAAACTTGTCGCCAGTACGAAAGCCAAGATAAGCCGCAGCGGGTGCGAGCATGACCATAGCAATTTCCAAGCTCGCCCCGGTTCCATAGCTAAACAGCTTTGCGCCTTCAAAGATCAGAACGTAGGCGATTGTCCCGTACCACGACTGACGCGCCAACAACGGACGTGTGTGCCTAACGTATTCATCGGCTGAAGTATCGCCGCCCCTGATAGTCTGCTGCTGTTGCTCGTGGGCGCTTTGCTTGTCCGCGTACTCCATTGCAGCGAACTTGATGCGTTCACCACTGAGCATTTGCTGGTACTGCAACTGCAAGGCAGGATCGGCAATGATAGCGTTAGCGGCCTTATCCGGGTCGGACTGCCCTGTCAGCGCCTTCGCAACGCTTATCATTTTCTCCGCAACATCGGCCTTCCGTTCGCCACCGAACGCCCTAAGTACCTCGGGAATGGCCGAAGCAAATGGCAGAAGTTTTGCAGCAAGCATCAATAATGGTAGTGCCATCTAAGCCTCCAATATGCCGGGCTGATAGCCTGTCGCCCGACTGAAAATGGTGTATTCATGCTGCCTGGGGGATGCCTCACCATCGGGGAATTGGATATGCGTCCATCCGCCTGATCGCGGGTATTCAAGGATCAGCTTGTCGTACAGCACAATGTCCTTGGCGAACAACAGCCGCTTGCAGATTTCAGCCGGTGACTGCCCCGCGCACCGGAAGTCCGCTGCCAGCCCGCGCTGGTGGTAGCTTGTCCGTGACCCGCCCACGGCTGAATTGACCTTTGGGGAACGGTAGCCGGAGGACACGATCATCGGCTCGCCAAGAATGACGCGGGCGCGTTCCAGCCCCTCGGCCAGCGCGTGCAGGTTCGCCAGTGCTTCTGTGTCAGGCGTGTTGTCTATCTCATGCCGTGTTGCGTACTCGCTCGCTACCAGTTCGGCCAGGGTGAAATGTTCGGCTAGGGTCATTTAACGTCCTTCGACTTCACCTGGAACAGTTCGCGTTTTAGCGATTCCAAGTCCTCTTTCTGCTTTTCAAGGACTTTCTTGTCAATCGCATCAAACTTGGCCGGATAGACTTCCTGCTTGACTTCGAGTTTCAGTACCTCTAGCTCCACCCGCGTTTTCTCGCGCTCAATGGCGCGGATTTCCGCAGTCCGCTGATCCTGCCGGTAGTCGCTAGCATGGACGTAGTTGGTGTTGACGTAGTTGTACCCGCCGAGCACAGCGATTACGATAGCTACGGTTCCGGTGAGCCAACTCATTTTTTGTTCTTTTCTTCTATCAGCCGATCAAGTTTTCTGTCAACCCGCTCGAAAACAACCATAAGCCGTGTTTCAACGTCTCGCCGTTCTTCGTCCTGTTTTCTGTCCACGGCAGTCTGCACGATCTGTGCAGCGATGTTGGACTCTTTCATGAAATCCACTTTTGCCGAAGTCGACGCTGCCCACCAGATCACGCTCGCGGTTTGCGCTACAAATACAGCAAGAATCGCAAGCGGTATTTCCTTGCCGATGTGCCAGCGCGCTTTCTTTTCCTTTTCCTTATCCTCTCTGCTCATGTGTTCATTGAGGCGTTTGGCAAGAACTTCATTGAAGGCGGCGGCCATTTTTCGTCGTTCTTCCTGCGCTTCCATAGTCATGATTATGCGTCCTTAGTTTCTGCCTTCAGCTTCTTCAATTCCGCAATCTCTGCCGCCTGCGCATTGACGCGCTCGGTCAGCAACGCAATCTCAGCCGCGTGCTGTACGCAGCGCGACGCCAAAGCATCGGCAACCACCGTCCGCGTGATCGCCATTTCTTGCAGCATTGCTTGTGTGGGTTCCATTTATTGAATGTCATCCATATCAAGCATGAAGTCGTCCAGGATTCCAGAGCCAAACACCTTTGCAAGCCACAAGGCCGCGCGGGATTCAGCCCCTACAGGCATTGCATGGAAAGCACCGGGCGAGATATGAAAGTCGATCTGATTGGTCGTTAGCATTCTCTCAATCATGCCAGCGACGTTGCGCGCGGCCTCTGCTGTGTTCACGGCAGTATCAGCATTTCCGAGTTCGATATACGCGGGCTTTGTGCTCTTGAATGAAACGCCCCAGGCGGTTTGCTTGACCACCCACATATTTCCAAATCCCTCAAACGCCGAAATCATGGCAAGATTAGTCGCTGGCACCAACCCAACCGCTGCGCCAATGGCATCAACTGAATTTACCGCATGAATAGCCATAAATCCGCCGCGTGAGATTCCGCTAGTGGCGATCCTGTTGTCCTTGCTCTTTCCGTTTTCAATCAACCAATCTGCAACCAGCTTCACCTGCGCGTTGCATGTATCGGCAACATTTTCGCTGAGACTTGCGCGAGTAGCCCAATTCCTCAGGCCCGAGCCAATGTCCACATAGGTTTCGCCAGGGTTCAGGTTAGCACCATGCCCCGGAAGGTCGAAAGAAACAACATTCCAACCCTGCTCCCACATTGCAATGGGAAGCGTGTCATAACCGGCCCCGAGTGACGAGGATGCAACCGCGGTAAGATGTATCAGGGTCTTAGCCGGTTGTTCGGACTGTAACCACATATCCACGGCACCGACGCCTGGAATCTGCACCGTTGTAACGATAGGCATTTAGCACGCCCTTCGCGCAGAAAATCGGCCGTATGCCTGCGGCGTACCCGCAGAGTAGTTAGCCAAAAACTTCAGGTAAATAGTTTGCGGCCCAATCATTCGGAAAGCTGAAATTGTCCCATTGGTGCTTCCGAGGGTCTGGTCAGGTTGCCGCACCGTAAGACGGTTTGCGCCAGTCGTTAAACCTGCGGCAGAGTTACCGGGAGTAGTTGAGATACCCATAGCACAGACTCCGGTCATCGTCGCGCCGTTTGCGTAAAATTCTACAATTGCGGTGACATTCCAATCGCCCTCAGTAAGCGAGATTGTCGCCAAATCCCCCCATGCGCCAGTCGCCGGGCAACTGACCGCTGCAGCTGTAGATTCGATGTACTCCCCGATGCTGTTCACGATGTTGTCAAACTCTGCATTCAGGTCAGCGAAATACAGTGTCTCTTTTACCCAAGTTTTTAACCTTTGCAACATCAAAATTCTCCTTAAAGGATACAGAATCTAAATCAGTTGCTCCCGCCTGTTAGTTATCCAACGAGTTCAACGCTAAAATAATTCCCGTTGTTTGCGCCTATTGCTGAAATATCCACTACCTTCGTTCCCGCGCCCCCCGCTACCGTCACGGTAACGCTTGCGGTATCTGCGGCAGTCATGTCGGCCAGTTGCGAGAACGTCATATTGAAGTATCCAGTTTGCATATTCGCAAAACCATCACAGTAAAACAAAACGTAAGTGCGATTTGTGGTCACAAGATGCACCACTAATCTAGTGTGGGTCGTCATTCCCTCAATGCCCAATATCAACCCAAAGCGGTAAAGCCCTGTCTTTGGCGCAGTGAAAGTAGGCGACGCAAAATTGGAGCCTCTGTCGGCAATCTCATTCGCCCACAGGATCGTATAAGCGGTGTTGTCCCCTGTTACGTTTGCCTGTGCATCTGCGCTTGCTAATACCAAAGGCTGATTTGGCAGAAGCAGAATGCCGCTAAGTGTATTCGTGCCCGAAGCATGGCCGATGTTCAGGGCGGTAGAAGCGGCACCGGCAAAGTTGACGGTGGTTGCGGTGGTGTTCGCAATGCTGAACGTGCTCGAGGGCGTCGTAATGTCGGTCGTGACCTGGATGCCGTTGGCAAACGGAATCCTCGCCGAGCACGGCGTCTGCCCATCCTTGGCGATTGAGGCCGTCAGCGCCGTGGCGATGTCGGTCATCAGCGTGTTATGCGTTGACGAGCTGATCGTCGTCAGCGTTACGACAGGTTGCCCTGCCGGAAGGTCGTAGGTGCCTGCGCCGTCGCGTGCCATAGTTGCTATCCTTTTCCGTTACTTGCCATTTGTGCTATGCTTCCAATATGTCGCCCTGGCTCATCGCCGTGGTTCTCAAACCGCTTGCCGCCTTGATACTGTTTGGCTGCATCGCACTTCCCATTCGCCTAGCCATCAATCGGTTTCTCCCTGATGGGTGGCTCAAAACACAGTTACTCAAGCACCTCGGCGGGCGCCGCGCCCTGTAGCAACGACCGCGCAAAGATTCCAGCCCGCTCCGGCGTGATCTGCCCGAGCGCCTTGGTGCCCATACCAACCGCATAGTCTGGTTTCGCCATCAATCCCTGATACCCCTTCGAGAGCACCAGACTGCGCGCAGGGCCGCTCAAGAACGGCAGGACCCCGGCAAGCGCGCCAAACGGATTGCCGCTTGCGGCTGCCCCGGTAGTGCCCAACAATGCGGCGGCCAGCGCCTCCGATTTGCTCACGCCTGCTGCCGGAATCTTTGCCCCCTCGGTGGCAAATTGCGGAAATGCCTCGGCGAACTTGCCGATGGTCGCCAACTCGCCGGTCAATGGGCTGCCCTTATCAAGGGCCCGCCCGATGATCGGCGCGGAAATATCCCCGCTCCCCAGGTTAAGCGCGCGCTCTACATCGAATGATTTGGCGATCTTTTGCCGCGCCGCCCGCAACGCCTGCACCAGATCATCGCGGCCGCTCGCCAGCGCGGTATCTTCGATATGCTGCTCTAGCTTCTGCGCCTGCTGCCCAAGTGCTACCGCTTTTTCCTGCGAGGATACGAGGCCGCTGCGCGTGTATTCCTTCCAATAGTCGTTTGCCTGCTTGCGCACCAGTTTGAGATCGCGCAGCGCCGCGGCGGCAGTCTGCTTTTCCGGCCCGATCAGCGGATAACCGCCGATGCCTTTCAGCCGGTCCGGCGGCAGCGTCGGGAGTTCGGCTATTTCCCGGTAAGGCGCAGCCGCTTCCTTGCGCAGCGCCTTTAGCGTGCCCTCGGTGATGGGCGCATCCTCGGACATGTCGAGCGCCTTGCGCGCCAGCGCGTTTGTCATTTCCTGGTTGCGCCCGGCCGATGCTTGCTTGATCGCCGCTTTCCCAGCCAGCCCCTCGAGCCGGTTATTCAGCCATGTTGGCTTAACCGCGGACGGTGGCACGACATACCCGGCATCCTGGGCCGCCTGCAGGGTCGAATCCCGCACGGAATTGACTGATTTTTGGGCCGCTGCCTCTGCCTCTTTGCCGGCTAGTCTGTTGGTCAGATACCCGCCGACCTTATTTCCAACCCATTGCCCGCCCAAACCGCCGGCAGTTCCAAGGGCGGTATTCAAAAGGCGCGATTCGTCCCCCTGCGTGGGCTGGAATGCCCCCGTAAGCGCGCCAACAAGGCCGGCGCCTGCAACCGTGTTCGCCCCAGGCACGAGGGCTGTAGGGGCCAGCAATGCCATGTTTCCGGCGATAGATCCGACCGGCGCCTCCTGCGCCATGATGCGGTTCGCCTCAATGGCCTGCGGGTCGCCTTTGCCGAGGATTTGCTTACCGCCTTCCCACAAGTTCGACAACGCGGTGCCCGCGCTGGCCAGGTTGCGGGCGCCCCAGCTTGCCTCGCCCAGCGTCTGCCGCAGGGCATCGCCGAACCCGGCCGCGCCGATTTTGGCTGGCGCCGGTGCGGATGCCTGCGAGGTCGCGTACTGATACGCCTGGGCGTCGGAAAGTTCCGCGTCGCTATCGACTTGAAACTTGCCCTTGCCGGGTATTTCGATCACATAGTTGGCCATTATGGAATCCTCTTTACCGTCACGCCTGGCGGCAATCCGGGCGCAGCCGGCGCACCGCCCACATCGGGCGGTTCATCCACAGTCAACGGCAGTTTGCTTTTCACCCCGGCCGCCTGTTTGTTGTGATATTGAATCGTCCAACGCGCCTGCTTTTCGCTAATGTCGAGGATTCGACGGATAGCATTTTCATCCATTGTTATTTTGCCGCCCGCCATCGCAGCCGCATATTCACGGTCAGCATCCGACAGCCCGGTGCCAGACCCGAACTGTTTGATGATTTTTCCGACGTTTCCGGCCATGTTTGCGCCGTAAGCCTGCGAATTGGCAACGGGGTCGTTTTTCCCGAAATCGACGCCGGCTTGCTTGAGCACCTGGCCGAATCCAATAATCCACTCTGCACCCTTTCCGGTAATCATCCCCGAATTGAGTAGTTTCCTGCCCTCGCCGATGGTGTTGATTATTTGCGCAGCATCCTCGGCGCTTACCTTGCTTTTTAGGAGGTTTTCTGCCTGCCCCTTTCCCAGCCCAACCTCGAAAGCGTTTTCCTGCGGCGGCAGTTTGACGACCTGCGAACTCGCCCCCGACTTGGCGATGTCTTTTTTCGCCGCAAGCAGCGGCTGGTTGACCGACACCGCCCCGGTTTGGTCGCGCTGCATTAGATCGTTCGGGTTTTGCGGCAGCACCGCGCCAGGTTTTTGTGCGTACATATCGACCGCCACACCACCAACGGCGTCCAGTTTCCGCGCCGGCACCAGATCTGCAGGATTTTGTGTCTGCGCAAACTTGATCAGCGATGGTTGCGTAAAGTCCTTTGGATTGATCTTCGCCCACGGCGAATCCGGCTTTTTCAGCATGTCGGCAAGGATCGACTGCGAGGCCGGGGCGGTCATTGGGTGCGAACCGAATGCCTGCATCGCCGCCATCTTGTCGCCCGGCACCGCCGGCGTCGCCGTCATTTGCTGCCCCAGGCCGCCGGTGTCGGCGTCCGGTATATCCCTGTTTTCCATGCCCGCCGGCGTGCCCTGCAGCGCCCGCAACCCCTTCGCCATCGCGTCCTGCCCCTCGGTCGTGTAGCGCGTATTCAGCGCGTCAGATTGCGCCAGCGCCTCCTCGCGCTTTTTCTTGGCCGAATACCCGCGCAGCCCCTGCGCGATCGCCTTCATGCCGTAACCGGCATCTGGCGCGTAGTACGAGAACGGCCCCGACTGGATCATGCTCGATGCGTCCGGTATCGGCTGCATCCCCTGTTGTTCCTGCACGCCCGCCTGGCGCAACAGTTCAGCGATGCGCTGCTGCTCGCTTGAGTACGGATTCGGCACCCCGAAATTGCCTGTAATGTTTGGCATGACTATGCTCCCAGCCACGCGCTGCCGAGGCTGAACAAGCCATTCGTCATCGCGTTGTTTTGCGCCAATTGCGCGTTATACGGCCCGAGTGCCGACTGGTAGTCGGTGATCGCACCCTGCATGATCGGAGGCGGCGCGATGTTGCCCCCGCCGGTGTACTGCTGGAATTGCGGCACGGTCGGCTGCGCCCCGGTTCTCAATGCGTTCAGCTCGGACAGCGGCAGGCTGCGCAGGTAGGCTTGTTCCTGCAGATCCTGCGCCCGCGCGTTTCCGCTCAGTCCATACAGTTGCGCGCCCTGGTTGAACTGGTTGATGTTCTCCCCGCTTTGGAACTGCCTTGCAGCCAATTCCTGTGCAAACTGCGCCGCCTTCGCCGCCTCGGTCTGCGAGAATTGATTGTTTGCGCGGGTGTCGCCCAGCTGGGCATTCTGGAACTGCTGCCCGTACAGGTTCGCCGCGTTCTGGTTGTTGAATCCGGCGTTTTGCAGCCCTTGGCCGTACAGCGTGTTCTGCCTGGTGTCGCCAAGCTGCGCCTGCCGCATTTCCAGATCAAAGAGGCGCGACTGCTCTTGCCCGCCCGCAAGGATCGAGCCGAGCGCCAGATCGTTCCAGCCGCGGTTCTGGTTGTCGGCCATAGCATTCATCGCATTCCCGCCGAGGTTGTGCCCGCCGGTCATGGCTTGATTGTTCTGCAGCAGGTTCTGGTAGGCCATCGGCTGCGCTGCGCGCAAGTACATCGCCTGCGCCACCCGCTGCGCCTGCTCGGCGTCGGCCTGCGGCATGGCGCCGTATTGTGATCGCTCGTTGAAATTCTGAAAGTTCGAGGTCTGCGGCATCGCCCCGTATTGCGCGGCCGCGGTCTGCTGCCCCACGTTCGGCCCGGCCACCGGCCCGGCAATCGTCGGCAGGCCAGAGCGTTGCGTGAGCTTGGACATGTCGAACGGCGTCGCCATCGCATTCGATACCTGCCCGAGCTGGTTCTGCGCGGTCTGCCCAAGTTGCTGCGAAATGGCAATCTGCTGGTCGTAGAGCTTCTGCTGCTCCGGTGATAGCGTTTGCGTGATCGTCGCCTGGTCCGGGTTCTCGGTGTAGGTCGTGAACTGATCGCGCGAAGGTGCAGCCCCGGACGGAGAAAATGGAATTGTCTTTATGAACTGGTCGCGCGAGGGTGCTGCGCCAGTTGCCCCCGCTTTATAGGCCGGATTCAATACAGATTGATATGTCGCGCCCTCTATTCCCTGGCCCCCACCGACGAGCTGCTGTATGTACTGTGGCGCGCCCGGCGTAGCCTGTGGTTGCGTGTTATACGCCGCAAGCGCCTTGTCGTAGGCAGCCTGATCGAATTGTGTCGTCGGCTGCCCGCTCTGGTACGCTTTCATTGCCGCGTCATAGCCCGCCTGGTCGAATACCGGCGACTTGGCATAGGACACGGACTGTGACCCGTACACGTTGTTGATGTTCGGATTGTTCAGTCGCGCCTGCGTGCGTGCCGTTTCCTCGTTCGCCGCGCCCTGCGTCTTGGCGATTGCGTTGTAATCCGGCGCAGGCGGCGGTGTCGGCGCGCCCTTTCCAAAAATATCGCTTACGAAACCCATGATGCCTCCAATTTATTCAGATACCGCTCGCCCAGCCACTTGCCCGCATCTTCCCGCAACAGGCCGTAAATCATCACATCGCCCCGCTCGCTCGCCTTGCGCATACAACCCTCGAGCTTGGCCCCCAGGTGCAGCGCAAAGGCCCGCGAGGCGCGGTTTTTCTTTTCCACCGCGCCGGTAATGCGCGCGCAATCGCATTGCCTGAATGCGTAGCCCATGATCGTTGCCATGAATGCCGGCGTAAGCCGTTCCGCGGCAATGCTCAATGTGATCGAAGGCTTGATGTACCCGTTGAACACGGCGCCGGCCACAAGCTCATCATCGCCGTTCACGAGCCCAAAGGCCGCAAACGGCCCCCACGCCGCCGGGCGCCCAATCTTCATGGCGACATAGCGCCCGATCAGGTCTTTCGGCTCGGTGATGATTCTCACAGTACGCCCCCTAACTGATAGACCCAATCGGTAGCCTGCCAGCGCACCTCGATGTTTTGCGCCTCGACCCTCATCCGCAACGACCCGGCAATGCCAGTACCGCCCAGGGTCTGCCAATCCCGATAAACCGACAGTTCGCCACCCCATACGCCAACGTCCCACACAGCAACGTCCCACAGCCCCTCGGCCTGCGTGACATAACCCGCCGTGCTGTTCGGCAGCCCCTCGGCAAAATCGGTGTTGAGTACGACAGTCACAGCGGGCTTGCTATCGGCAAGGAATACGGGCCGGCACATGGTCCACGACTTCAACCGCCCCCGCTCGCCGAAATAGTTGTATGCCTGCTCCACGTCGCCGACGATGTTGCTCACGTTGTCCGCATCGTTCTGCCAGAACTTTCCGACGAACGTGGAACCGCCGAAATACGGGATGCCGTCGTGCATCGCCCAGCAGTTTGCGAAGATTTTGCGGAACCGCGCCCAGGCGCCGCTAACCGTGTTCATCACATACTGGTCCGAGCGCGTCGCGGTGATAGGCACGTTGACCAGCACCATCTGCGCGCCCGGATAGAACATCAAATCCCACCCGCTGCGCGAGCCGTAACTTAGCGCCGCGTCCTGCATCGCCGACTGAATCTTGTCCGACACAGCAATGCGCTCGTCGGTGAGCGCGGAGAGCAAAGCCCGCGCCAGGGGCACCAGACCGGAGGTGGAGTTATAGAGGATGTCGCCGCCGAATTTGATGACGCAGCGCGCCCCGCCTATGGGCTGCCCCATCTGCCACACGCCCTGCAGCGTCCACGTCGCCGCGGAATCGGGATCTGTCCCACGATAAGCGATGACCTCGCCCTCGGTCGTAATCGCCACCCAATAGTCGTCCACCCCATCGCCGCCATCGATGGTCCACGAGGCCAGGGCAACGAGCGAACCGCCGCGCATCGCAATGCCGGCCAAGTCAAGTTTAGAGGCCGCCCCGCCCACAGCATCCACGGGCAAATACCACGCACGCAGGGAACCGGTTTCGATCGTCCAGAGGCGCCGCTTATGTACGAGCGGCGCTTTTAGCTTGGTCGTTGTCACGCCGGTAATCGCTGGCGTCGATGCGCCGGTAATCGTGATCCACGCAGAGCCATTCCAATACCGCGGCGCGTCCACCCCGTTAAAGCAGCACAGGTACGAGGTCGGGTCCGCGTTGGTAAAATTGACCGATTCCCACAGGGCATTTGTGAGCCCGGTCACGACCGCCGCACCCACAGCACCCGAGGCGACCGGCCGGAACTCTGTCCCGGCAACGGCATAAAGCTCGCTTGTGCCGGCCGGCGCCTGGTAGCTCATCAGGCTTTCAACGGCAGAGCCGAATCCGGTGCAGAACTGCGAATAGCCCCGGCGGAGCATCACGTCCGAGGGCGTCGGCCAGAAATTGTCGAGTAGCACCGCATCGGCCTCGCCCATATTGGCGACCGATTCGCGCGCGTTCCACCCACCCACCGGCGCGGGGATCGACTTGGTTTCGTCGATCATCGCACCGCCGAATGGCCGCGTCAGCGGTTGGCGCATCCCTCTGGCGATATGTGTCGGCATTCTCATGTCAGAGCGTCCAGCTGCCTTCGGCCACGCCCGGCACGCCCAGGAACCGTGACCCGCCGCCCAGGTTCAGGCGCGGTTTGATGCCATCGCGCGCCATCGTGTTCTCGACGCGCCGCTCGTAGGTCGCAAAGTCCTCGGCGTACTGCAAGCCCTTCGACTGCTTCCAGCGCCACAGAATGCCGAGCGCCATCAGGTCGGCGGGGATAACATTCGTGTCTGAATCCGCGGCCCACGCATCCTGCCCGGTCCCGCCGCTCGACTGGCACCAGTTTTTGCTCACCCACTCGAAGGCGACTGTATGCCCGGCAGTCATCAGCGGGTAGGCGATGAAATTGCCGCCGCGGATGCGCATATTCGTATAAGGCCCGGTCGCCGAGGCCGCTTTCATCTGCTGCCATTGCACATCGCTGACCGGCAGGATCGGGCGGTTTTGCGTGCGATTCCAAATGGTGTCGTCGCATATCCAGCCGAAATCGGCCCCGGCCAGGGTGGTCATCGCGCCCTGCGATTCCGTTCCCACGCTGGTAAATGTGGCCTCGTTGGTCAGGACTTCCCAGCGCCCGCGGTGCGCCAGTTCCTCGCCCTCCTCGTTGGCGATGTTGAGCAGTTGAATGACCTGCTGATCGGTCGATCCGATCACCACGGTCGGCGATACCAGCGCGAGGCGCTTCATCACGGTTTGAATCAATGCGAGGAGTGTCATGGCTGCCCCTAGTTAATATTGACCACCGCCGGCTCCGCCTTTTTCTGCCGGCCGCGCTTTGGCGTGTTTTCCAGCGCCGCCAGCCGCTCGCGCAGTTCCGCAATCTGGCGCTTCGCCTCCTCAAGCTCGGCGTCCTTCGCCTTGTTGCCGCTTACGAACTTGCGCGCCCGTTCCCGCCATTCCGCAGCGCCCATCCCGCATTGCTGCATCGCGTCGTCAGACAGGTTCGCCAGCTGCTCGATGGTCATGCAATACAAAACCTTGAACGAGGCCGCCCGGCGCTCGTCCATCCCCGGCAGCAGCGTCAAGGGCGTCCCGCCGTCGATCTGCTCCTTGTTGGCCTTGTACGCTTCCCATTGCTCCCGGTAGTCGCGCTTGTCCGCCTCTTTAACCTCGCGGTCAACCTCGGTTTTGGACTGCCCCGGCGAAATGATGATGACGTAATCGCGCCATTCGCCGACTTCCGTTCCTTCGGCCTGCGACTTGAAATTGTTGCGCTTCCACACGCGATGGAACCGCGCATAGTTATGCGGCGCCGGGCCTTGCTGCTGTTGCACAAATGCCATTTCGTTGTCGGGATCGAAACTCATGCGGTCATTTCCTCTTTGGTTGCCATCATTTCATTGCCCGCCGCCTGCTGCATCCACAACCACGCCACATGCCCGAGCAGGCCGCCGCAGCGCACGCTGATTTCGCAGTCATCCTCTATCAGCTCCTTGGCGAGCGCCTGGAAGTGCTCAACTTGCGCGACCATCCACGGCGCGCACTTGAACGTGCGACCCCCGGCAATCGCGTCGATCACCCGGTCGGCATCGTTCAGCGATTGGTCATAGACATGGTGCTGCGCGTCGGAATAGCTCGAGTCCATGCCGTACACGTTGAGTTTGCGATACCCGAGGCAATACGCAATCGCCATCGCCGCGAGGCCCACCGATGACCCGGAGGAGATCAGGTTGACCGGCTTGATGTTCTGCGGAATATGCGCGAGCACCCCGCGGGTGTTCATGTGCAGCAGGGTCACAGGCGCGCCGTTCACGCGGTCAAATACCTCCTCGGCGCATTGCGAGGCGAGGTAGTACTGCCGCGCCGGCGCGGTGACAAACCGGGCATTCTCCGCCCTGGCGTCGATCATCACATGCGCGTCGGGGATGATGCCCTTGCTCACCAGATAGTCGTGCGCGCCGTTGGTCGCAAATATCTTCATGCCGTGCGCCGCGTTCTCGCGCAGTTCGTCCAGCATCGATGCGAGCGAAGGCCCGCCGCCGACAATGGCGACCGGCTCGGGCCGGATGTCCTTCACCAGCGGCAGCCAGGGAATGTCGAGCTTGCACGCAGCTTCGATGTTCCTGCCCGCCTGGTCGTAGGCGGTATTGCCGACGATCTCGAAATCCACCTTGTTCGCCCCGCCGACCCGCCAGGCCATCGCCACCCATTCGTCGGTTTCGGCCGCCTCGTGCGGTCGCGGCAGGCCGTGGAAACAGACGACCTTGGTGCCCTTTGGCGGATACGGGTCACAATCGCGCTTGAACGAGGCGAAGGCGCCCGGAAAGAGCGTTTGCAGCTTGTCCGCGCGCTTGGCGAAGTCGCCGCCGTCGAGTTCGTTGAGCCACCACAGGTCGCCCAGCGGGTTTTCGGGCCGCCCCTCAGTCACCCACCGCGACCAAATGCGCGATGCCTTGAATCCGGCCTCCCAGGCGATCACCGCCGGGCCGACGCGGTTCGGGTAGTAGAAGTCCTCAAGTGTGGCGAATTGCCCCTCATAGGCCACGAGATCATCGAGCTTGCCCACGATCAGCGTGTCGAGGTCGAAATAAATCACCCGCTCGCCATCGGCGAACAGGTCCGGCTTGAACATGTAGAGCTTGCCGTACCACCCCCGGATTTCGGGCGGCAGGGCAATGGTTTCGATGTCCTTATGCAGCCCCGCCGGGTCATCGGTCAGGCACACCAGCCGGAACACCACGCCCGGCGGCATGGCTCTGACGATCATGTCATAAAGGATGTTGACGTACTCGGCCCCACGGCCGCAGTAGTTCCCCGCCTGCACGCAGCAGAATGTGACCTTTTTCGTCGGCTTTCCGGTCCACCTGGCGAGGTAAATGCCCTCATTGCGCTGGAATTTCTCGAAACCCCAGGCGATGCTCGCCCCGGATTTCGGGTGCGTCACCACGAGGTCGTCGCGCTTGATGAATTTCGCGCCGGCATTGTGCAGCCGCCAGATAAAGTCGCGGTCCTCGTACCCCGCGCCATCGCGGTAAATCTCATCGAACCCGCCGGCGCGGAAATACAATTCCTTGTGCATCGCGGAGCAAAAGCCGATACCGCTGCCCGGCGGGCAGGTCGGCACCTCGACCTTGCTATGGCAATGCCATTCGCCGGATTCCGGGCAGTACGCGGCGGCGAGCACATAGGCATCCGAGCCACCAGCCGCGACCGCCCGGGCGAGCTCTTCCAGCACCGGCTTGTCGTGTAGTATTTCGATGCAGGAAAGCACCAACATGTCGCCGTTTGCCGCTTTTGCGGCCACGTTCCAGGGCGTGCAGGGCGATTTCGGATCTTTCTTGCGCGGCAGAGTGATGACGCGGATATTGAGCCGCTTGACCGCGGGCTCGGTCACATCGCCTATTTCGTCGTTGAACCAGACCGGCAGCCGGAACGGCACCGCATTGCCATCGTCCACAATGATGACTTCCAGATCGAGGTCGGCATACTGCCGCGCGATCAGGCGCAGCGCCTTGTCCGCCGCCTCCTGGCGGTCCCAATACGGCAGGAGCAGGGAGATTTTCATGCTGCTTTCAGCCCGTTCTGGTCGCTGATAAACGGCAACGGCACGAACACCTTGCCATCGAATGACCGGAGTTTTGGCGCGATTTCTGGCATGAAGCTCCACGCGAACACGATCAGCGCATCCGGCGGATCTGAGGCCAGACGTTCGGCGCTCACCACCGGAATATGCGTGCCCGGCGTATAAAAACCGTGTTTGGCCGGCGCATCGTCCACGATATAGGCGATGTCCTCGGTGCCCAGCCGCGCGTACTGCAGCATGGTATTCGTCCGACCGCAGGCGCCGTACCCGGCGACCCTGCCTGAGGCGCGGACCAGGGCGCGCAGCTTGTCGCGGTGATCGCTCGCCCGCAGCGAGAAAATCCGGTACGCATCCAGCATATTCAGCCCGAGCCACAGCTCATATTCCATTTGCTGAATGACCCAGCGCGTCGGCTCGTGTTCTCCAGCGCGCGAAATGTAGTACCGCATACTGCCGGCGTGCGTGTTGATGCGGGTGCAGTCGTACACCTCCAACCCGTGCCGGCGCAGCATGGCGCCAAGCGTAAGCAGGGAATAGTAAAAATGGTGCTCGTGGTAAATCCAGTCGTAGGCCAATTCGGAGATCAGGCTATCGAGGCGGTTGACCTCGATCACAAGCGATCCTTTCGGCGCCAGCAGCTTTTCGGCCGCCGCACACACGCCGTTGATGTCCTCGATGTGGGCAAAGACGTTGTTTGCCAGGATCAGGTCATAACGCGCCGCGTGGCTATCCGCAAAGGCCATGCCGAAGTAGTCATTGACGATCGGCAGGTCGTCGGGCGTGACATTCTTTGCCGGATCCACGCCCAGGAGGCGCTTTACACCGAGCTTTTGCAGCACACGCAGCAGGGTGCCGTCGTTGCAACCGATTTCCAGCACGCTTTCGGGATGAAAGCGCAGCATGATTTCGCCGGCATAGCGTTGAAAGTGCTCGCGCATGGTCTTGATCGCGCCGGTGAAATAAAAGTAGTTCTCGAACATGGCCGGCGGGGCAATGCTCTCGCCGGTCTGCGCCAGATGGCACTTTTCGCAAAACTGCAGCGTGAGCGGATACCGCTTTTCGCCCTTGAACTGGTCAGGCTTGAGAAAAGCGCCCGCGAGCGCCACCGTACCGAATGACATAACTTCGGTCGTGTGATGCCCGCAGGCTTTACAGCTTTGGATCACGTTCTATGTGATCTGAGACTGCGTATGCGGCCGGTTGATAGCCACAATGACCGTCGAGGTCGTGGTGACTACCGTGGCCGCGTTGGCAGTTGTTGCGCCGACGATCTGCTGGCCGGCAGAGGCAAGCACCTTGAATTTACCGGCGGTCGCCGAGGAGTAAATCGCCACCCCTGGATTGACCGAAACGCCGGTTTTCTTGATGACAGCCATGCCGCCGATTTGATACCAGCCATGCTCGTTCGCCACGCACGCAGACATCGCAACCGCAACAGGCGTTGCTTTGTTTTTCCAGCCCGTCGCGGTTAAGAGCGAGGTCTGGTAGGTGCTGACGTTGTAGGCAACGAGATCGCCCACAACGGTCGAGGCAACGCCGACGAGGCGGATGAACTCGCCTTCGCCATACGTCGGATCGGCCGCGCGAACGATGGTGCCCAGGGGCACCAGTTTCGTCGTGACCGCGGTCGAACCAACGGTTTCGACCGTGACAGGTATCGCGTGCTCGGTGATTGCCGGAACGCCAACACGGGGGTCTTTTAGTCCGTAGGCCATGGCGCTACTCCTTCAAGACGCCCTGCAGCGAGCAGTTGCTGCAGGTAAGATTGCCGGCGAACAGGATCAGCTGCGCGATAGCATCTTGGTTGATGGACTGCACGCGCTCCAACGGCTTGAACAAACGCCGCGGGGCATAGCGCAGGGCTAGGTAGTCGGTGTTGAGGAAGTACATCGAATCGGCAGGAATGCCCGAATTGTCCTCGTACACCACGTCGGCGCCGGCAAACTTCACCGCCTGGAAACCCGCCTCGGCCATCTTCGAGTCGTTGACCCGTTGAATGGCTTGCAGCGATGCCCAGAACAGCGCGTACTTGCCAGAACTCGACAGAATCAGATCCGGCTTGTCCGCACCGCGCACGCATTCCAGGTACATCGCATTCATGTACTGCTGCACATTGGCCGCCGTAGTCGTCGCGCCGCCATCGGTCGAGCAGTCATAAACCTGGTTCTGCCAGAACGAGAAGTTGGCGCGATTGATGCCCCCCACGGTCCCGGTCGTCGGCGCATCAGCGACGAGCAGCTGCAGCCCGCCAATCTGTTTGCCGCCCGTGCCGGTGCCATCGGAGTACATGCCGTTGGTGATATTGTTCTTCATGGTGCGCTGCGCGTTTTTAATGCGAGCTTCCAGAAGGTCGATCACCGCCTCTTTGCCGACGTTCTGCACGTCGATTTCCAACCCGGTCGCCGTGACCGCAACCGCGGCCTGCTTCCAGTTGAACTCGGCCGCGCTCAGTACGTCAGATGCGGCGATGTTCAGAACTTCGCCGCCGCTGTAATACATGAACGTGCCGTTCTCCGCGTAATCGAGTTCCTGCACGATAGTGCGGCCAGACGCGGCTTTCCACGCCCCTTTGCTTTTCAAGCGGTTCAAGAGCGCATTGCCCTTGCTGACGTTATCCGCCAGTTCACCGCTGCGATTACGCAGGGTTGTGGTGATGATTTCCGAAAGGTTCGGAGATGCCATTTTTCATCACTCCATGATTAAAATGTCACACGGCGGCCGTGCGCTCGAATTGCGCAGTCAGCTCGTCGCGTAACGATGATTTCGAGGTATCGGCGACGCCGACCCCGCCCTGTCCTGTGACGTTCGCCGTCGCTGCACGCCGAGCGCCTTCTGCTTTCTTTTTCGCCTCCGCTAGCCGTTGCGCTTCCGCGCGTTGCTGCTGTTCTGCGGCAACCGCCTTCGCAACCTCGGGATGGGCGCGACACGCCATCGCATAGGCATCGTCGAGCGTATTCGCGGACCCGCTTTCAATGAGCGAGGCCATGAGCGGACGCACGTTGTCGAAATAGACGTGCTCCGGTTGACCCTGCGCATTGACTGCGGTCCTGAATTGCTCGATTTGCTGCTGCGTCTGTGCCGCTGCTGCCTGCTCCTGCTGCTGTTTTGCAGTAAGCATGGATTGTTGATATTGCTGCAATGGCGCGGTCTGCTGCGCCACGAGTTGTTGAACGTATGCCTGGATGGCGCGCTGGTCTATCGTGCTTTGCTCGCCCTGCGGCTGGCCCTGCATCCAGGGCGAAAGGTCGGCGCCGAATTGCTGCGCTATTGCCATCACCATCTGCCCGCGCTCGGCCGGCGAGCCGGTGCGCAGGCGATAGGCGGTGTTGAGCAGCTGGGACACGGATTTGACCGGATCGCCGCCCTCGGACTGGATCATCGGCATGTATGGCTGGATCGCCCGCTGCATAACATCGCCGTGCTGCGCCAGTTCCTTGTACTGGTTGATGCCGCGCTGGAAATCGGCCTCGCGCTTTTTGATCTCGCGCCGCACGACCGGCGGCAGCGCCTGATAGGCGGCCTTTGCTTCCGGCGTCCACGTCGAGGGCGGTAAATCTACCGGCTCGGCGGACGCTTGCGCAGGCGCGGGATTCTCGGCGCCGGGCGCGGCTGCATCGGCGGGATGTTCGGGCTTGCCGGCTGGCTGCTCGCCTTCTGCGACCTTTGCGAAACGGCCTCGCTCATCGCGCGCACGCGCCGCCGCGGCGCTTTCGGTTGCGGCATCGGTTTCGGGTTGCCCCGCATCCACGCCATCAGTTGCGCCAGCATCGCCGGCAGTCGTATCAATCGCATCCTGGCCCCCCGATCCATCGCCCGCGTCGAACGCTTGCGAGAGTTCATCTACCAGGCTAACGGGTGCTTCTGTTCCCATTGTCGCCACTCCCTTTTAGGTTGGTACATCCAAAGGCTCGGACACAAAACCTTGCTCGAGCAGTTCTTGTTCCGAGTAAATCTTCTGCTCGGCCAGTTCCTTGCGTTGCTGCGCATGACTTTCCGCGACCTTTTCAGGCGACGGCGGGGCCATGCTCTTGTCGTTGCCCACTTCCTCGTAACCGTTGCGGCGCAGGAATGCCTCGTGCTCGCGCTGCGTGCGGATCACCGGGCATTCACCCCCGTCCTTTTCCGCGGCCACGGCCTGATAGGGCTCGAACACGCTCACCATCGTCGGCATGATCTTGCGCACCATCGCCCCATCGCAATGCACCGGCGCCTGGTCGCGCTCGTCGATCTTGCGAAACGCATCGCAGGCGATTCCGCAGGTCGGGCAACCGTAGCGATACAGAGGCATGTCTAGACCTCGAACACGTCGAACAGCGAAAGGTGGAACTCGGTCACCTTTTTATCGGTGTCCATTTTTTTCAGCGCCGACTTGATGATGCCGAGCACGCTATCGCTCACCTCTAATTCCTTTTTGGCCTCGCCCTCGTTCCAGCGCACTTGTCCGCCCTCGGACATCACGCCGCGGTCCTTGATTTCATCCGCCGACAGCTCGACCTCGTGCTTGAAGTCGCGCAGCACGCGCATCGTGACCACATCGCCCTCGGGCGGAAGTACGCCGAGGAGTGCCAGCCGTTCGCCAATTCCGAGTTCAACTTTCATTCGCCAACCCTTTCAAACTCCGGCACCTTCGCTTTTTCGGCTGCGGTCAGCGTTTCTTCGCAACGCGTGTCCACGGCCACATGCCAGCCGAGGCCGAGCAGTTTCCCGTTCACATCCTTGTCCTGATACGGAATCGCCCATGCAGTCGTCAGCGGTTCGAGCTTGTTCGCTGCCTTCATGTCGGCGTAGATGCGGTCGGCCACCTTCTGCGCCTCGGCTTGGGTTGCGTAGGTCAGTCTC